ATAACCCTCATTTCTAGCATCAAGCCGAGACAGTTACCTGTCCTGTGGATGGGCCACAGTTACCCTCATCAATAATCTTTTTCCAAAAGTGGAATAAGACTATGATGGTATACGCACGGAAGCTCGGTCACGGAAGCGAGCATACTGATGAAAGATTGCTGTTGTAGTTCAGTGATTCCGTAGCGATCTTGCACAAACTTGTTCCATTCATCATCTGGAACGTATTCGGCACCTGAATCGCAATCGGAAACAACTTGCCAGTGTTCGAGTTTTTCCGGGGTGACATTTTTGACTTCAGAACAGAGTTTGGTGATAACGTCATCAAGCGCAACGTAAAACCAGTTTTTCCTCATGTCACCATATCCTTTCCATTGCGAAAGGACGAATTTTTTGTAGACCTCCTGAGAACTTCCCTTATATATTTGCAAGGGATCGGTCATAGTTTTACCAAATTTGAGAAGAAAAGATGGTAGCCTAACCCACGTCCACATACATCCTGTGTCAAGAAAAATTCCTCTCAGGAAGGTCTTGCGTGGGTCATCGTCTTTCTTGATTTTGGCCTTCAAACCAAGAGCGGTGTAGAACTCTTCCATATCACCACTAACGATGGCGGCAATAGTACCTTTGCCATTGATTATCGAATTTGAGAAACCAGTAGCAGGTTCTCCGGACAATTTCATTTCGATAATCTTACGTACTTCTGGATCAAGGAGACTAGAATTAGTGCCACGATGCTTACACTCAAGAGGAGCTTTCATCATTTGTTCACTAAGTTTAGCATACTTCGAATATCCGCAATCACCAAGATATTTCCAATAGACGCCTTGCAGCATGTAAGTTTGTGTCCTGTCAAACTTGGAAAAATCGGATTCAATAAAACGGGCAACATCATGTATTGACTTTCCGGCAAACATTGATTTAAGATAGTGTTTCTTGTTGCGCATCTTATTATAATTGTTGACTGCTAAGATATCATCTCCCATACACATGATGTAAAGTCCATCATTGGCTTCCAAAGCCTCGTTATAGAAGATATCCAGTGTGCGAGAACGTGAGCCGCAAGTATAGTACAAATAGACAGTATACTTGTTAGGGTCGTCATCACCATTCATCGAAAAAGAAATAGGGTATTTGCATTCATGGTTATACATGCTAGCAAAATCTTTCATAGCTTCATTGATGAAGGGACCTTGTTCGTCAAGGGCTTTTCCGGTCACAGAATGTATGGGACGGGGAATGAACTTTTCTCTCGCTGGAAGAAGTTCATTAGATTTGAGGATCATCTGGTTTGTGATAAGGCGTTTTTCAGGCATTCCTTGATCACGGTCTTTGATGTAGTTTTGGTTCCTCACGAGTTGAACAGGTGTAAGACCCTGCCTCCATTTAGTCTTGTCAATTTCAAGCTCACTGGAGATTTGTTGCAAAGGGACAGAATTGGTCATATCAACGGCCCACCACTGGACAGTTGAGTTGGAGACTCCAACAATTCTTTTATCGAGCATAGCACAAACATTTTCATAGCTTGGAGCTGGTTTTCGCATAGAAGAAACGGGCCATAGCACAGCATGCATGGGAGCGTATTGTTTGAAGTCAATTCTGTTAACAGGATCGTACATTGTGGCATATTGTTCACGTACATCAGTTTCGGGCTTTGGAAGAGAAGCTGGAAGCATTTTAGTAGATGGTATTACTTCGACTCCTGAATTGAAAACAGGAACGTCAGGCAAATTGACGGTGGCATTATAAGTGTCACGTAGTCTGAGAAAAAATCTACTATTATGTGCTTTGTGTTTACGGATGCGTTCGTCAACATTCCACTTCATAGATCGGACATGCCAATTGTAGTTGGTCCACGTTCTATAAAGAAGAAATTCGATTACACCGATGACATAAGCCATTCCAGGTATTATTTTAAGATACTCTTCAAGATACACACTGAATTCCGGAGCGAACCACAGGAGTGTGCAAGGCGCCTTTTCGTGACTCATCTTTAGCACGTGCTTATACACGATTAAATATGATGCAATCACAGAAGGATAGCCTGCCAACAGCACAATGGTGAAAAACGATAGCGGAAGCAGCACGCTCAAAGCCAACAAGGAAGCCATAAAGAACGCTATCGTCATATAGATGAACTTAATGGTTTTCCTGTTGATGAGCCCGGGGTGAGTACCCTTGTAAAGTGGTTTCAAGGTACTCTGCAGAAAGAGTGGCACCGCATTGGCAGTAACAAGTTCATTCAAATTCTCCATCTCTTCCTCAAAATTGATGAAGAAAGCACGTTGAATAGCTTGTTTAACTGCTGAGTGTCTGTCAATATCATACTTGTAAAGCCATAGCAGATAAGCGGCTACGATTTTAGTATGCATGACCATGTGTGTATACGTTTGATATGTGACGGGGGTTTTAATCTCGCCTTTCGCACGATAACAGACATCAAAGATAGCTTCGGGCAAATAGTCAGTTTCCTCATCAACCGCTTCAAACAGACCAAACATCTTTGGAGTTTTCGATAAATAGAGGAATTTGACCCATTTGCCTTGATGCATTTCTTTCATGTTTTGCACAGGGTCCATAGTAACAGATGGGATTTTGGGTGGTTCTATGCTAACTTTTGGTGTTTGTTCCTGGACAAGTTTCTGATACAAGTCTTTATAGTTAGCAGTTTCGTTTTTGACATGCTTATCAAGAGATTTCTTCTTCTTATTCCCACCTTTGCGATCGACGTTTTGGGAACAAAACTTCTTGATGTGTCCACGTTCTCCACAGTAATGGCACGAAATATCCTTACGAGTATCACGAACGTCTTCGTCAGTTTTTGCCCTGACGGGTTGGTCTTCTTCTTCCATTAGAATTACACGTTTGGAAGGTTTCTGACTGGCAGAAGAGTTCTCCTTATCCCTTGGAGAAAGCTTCTGGGGTACCTCTTCAACAACTTCCCTATAGGAGAGGGCCTCAACACCACGCGGGGTGAGACGTTCCTTAGAGTTGGAGTTGGTATTAGAAGTAGACACGGAGTTTAGGCGTGTCTTGACCACGATTACGGAGGAGTTGGATCTGTCAACCTTATCCATTCCTACGGGCTCAGTACTTTCTGCGAGCCTCACAGACGAGTTCAAATTTTTATTTTCTGCCTCTTGGTGGAAAACCGTGTAAACACGAGAAAACAGCTTGATAGGCTGTTCTCTAACAGAGAAGCGTCCTCAGGCCGAAGCGGAGTAAAC